AAAAAATTCAAATCGGACGTTTATCCGGACGATCATGTAATAATTCGGAACGGCGTTATATGTAAGCCTCCGAAATTTTACGACAAGCTTCTTGACGATAAATCGCTCAAAGAGCTAAAAACAAAACGTGCAACCGCTTCGCGTTCTCATGCTTGGAACAATAGCCTTCAAAGGCTGGCGGTGCGCGAAGAAGTGAAACTGGCCCAACTGGGCCAACTAAAAAGGGACTACGAAAATGAAAATGGAAATATATAGCGTGTTCGATGAAGCGGCCAAAGCATTTGGAACTCCTTTCTTCATGCAAAACGAAATGATGGCCTCTCGGGCCTTCTCGGATCTGGCCAATGATACGAATTCAACAGTAAACAAACATCCAGCTGATTATAAGCTGTACAAAATAGGATCGTTCAATGATGAAACTGCCTCTCTTGAGAGTGCTGAAGTTCCTGAGCTCATTGCTCACGCTAGTCATGCAGTCAATAACCCGGAATAAGGAGTCCTATGGAAACGATGCTAACAAGACGGGGCGAACGAACTCGCCCGAAAGCGATTGATTTTTCAAAATCGCGTTCAAAAACTAAGCAAAGCTTCAAAGCAGAAGCTGATATCAATAATATCATGCAGAAATATACAAAGACGGGTGTTCTCCCGTCCGGAACCCGTCAACCCAAGTATGGCGACTTCTCTAATGGAGAAGATCTACGATCCGTTATGGATCGTGTTATCTCTGCTGAGCTGGATTTCAATCAGCTCCCATCGCATCTGCGGAACAGATTCGGAAATAAGGCGGCAAATCTCTTAGATTTCCTTGCCGATCCTGCAAACGAAACAGAAGCTCAAGAGCTTGGTTTGCTCCCGCAAGGCGAAGTGGCGGCTCCCGAGGGGAATCCCGCGCCCGAGCCTGTCCCGGATCCCGTAGTGGATCCTGAATAAATTCAGTCCCGGGTGAAGGTTAGACCAGTTGCCTCACTAGATGTAACTGGTCTAACTGACACCTTTTTGCTGAAATTCGGAAAAAGTGTCTAAAAAAAAAGGAAATGGCCCTAATGAAATTTGTAATGTCTCACTCGTTTTCTCAAGTACCGAAAGCGGATATACCGCGTTTAATGTTTAATTGTATTTACGGGTACAAAACAACGTTCAATGCAGGGGATTTAATACCGTTCTATGTGGATGAGGCTCTGCCCGGCGATACGTTTAATTTAAATGTAATATTGTTGGCCCGCCTGAACACGCCAATTTATCCAATTATGGATAATATGGTGCTCGATACATTCTACTTCGCAATATCGATTAGGCTAATTTGGGACAATTTCCAAAAGATGATGGGTGAACAGACCGATCCGGGCGATTCAACCGATTTTACTGTTCCTGTCGTCAATTCTCCCGCTGGCGGTTTCGCTTATAGCGGCCTTGAAGATTACTTCGGAATTCCTCCGCAAGCTGGGGGAGCTGGAACTACTGTCGCGGCCTTTTGGCATCGCGCCTACAATCTGACATTCAATGAATGGTTCAGGGATCAAAATCTCATCGACAGCGTAACGGTTAACCGGGATGACGGCCCGGATGCATCAACCGATTACGCTATTCTCAAAAGAGGTAAAAGACATGATTACTTCACGTCTGCCCTATCATGGCCACAAAAGGGGCCGGGTGTAGAACTACCTTTTGGGAGTTCTGCTCCAATAGTCACTATAGGTGCGGATGTAGAAGTAACCGGCGGCGGCTTAACCGATGCTAATATTGCATATGTTGGCGGTGTGGGATCGAATTTATTTCTCAGCGGAACATCAATTTTTGATAACCTCGCTTGGGGAACAGAAACAGGCCTTGAAGCGGATTTATCATCCGCAACGGTTGTAATTATTAATTTATTTCGTCAAGCCTTCCAGATGCAAAAGCTCTTGGAGCGTGATGCTCGCGGCGGTACTCGCTACGCCGAAATCATTAAGAGCCATTATGGAGTCACGGATCCAATGTCCGCTGTTTTACAGCGGCCGCAATATTTTGGCGGCGGATCCACACAAGTTAACTTCCAGCAAATCGCGGCAATTGTTGAACTGTCCGATTATCCGAACAATCCGTTGGGCGAGTTGGGAGTCTATGCGGTAGCTCAATCTATTAAAAACGGCTTTATTAAGTCGTTTACAGAACACTGCGTCATCCTCGGTCTATGTAATGTCCGGGCGGATCTAATCTATCAGCAAGGAATCCCGCGCATGTTCTCTCGGTCTACCCGGTTCGATTTCTTCTGGCCAGCTCTCGCGTATTTTGGCGAGCAGGCTGTTCTCAATAAGGAAATTTATCACGATCCGGCGGCCGGAACGGACGACGATGTTTTCGGCTATCAGGAACGATGGGCCGAATATCGTTACTATCCGTCAAAAATTACAGCGCAAATGCGGTCTACAAATCCGCTTTCTCTCGATGCTTGGCATCTTTTTCAAGAGTTCGGATCGTTGCCTATTCTCTCGGAAACATTCATCCAAGAGGATCCGCCTATTAACCGCGTAGTAGCGGTTAGCGGACAACCTGACTTTAAACTGGATTGTTTCATTCAGAATATCACGGCAAGAGCAATGCCAACTTATTCTGTCCCCGGCCTAATTGATCATTTCTAAGGAGAAATATGCCAATATCTGCTGGTATGGGTTATCTAGGCGGTGCCGCCATTGGCGGTGCAGCTGGCCTCTTTGGGGCCAGCTCCGCCAATCAAGCCGCAAGGGACGAGGCAAAGCGACAGCGCGAGTTCCAAGCTATGATGTCATCTACGGCGCATCAACGAGAGGTATGGGATCTTGAGCTCGTTGGGCTCAATCCGATCCTCTCTGCAACCGGAGGATCCGGCGCCTCTACTCCTTCCGGTGCGCAAGCTCCCGTTCAAAACGTGGGACAAGCGGCCGGAACTTCTGCGCTCGCTGGTGCGAGTGCGGCGCAAGCTTCGGCAAACGCGAAGATCGCAAAAAATCAAATGAAAGTCTCCAATGTGGAGACTGACATTCTAACTTCGGCTATTGGCCGGACTATCGGATTGCCAATATCCGTATTCAAGAAAATGGGCTTCGGAGATAAAACCGCGCTCGCTATGGGTGCGGCCTATTCTGCCGGAGACATCAAAAAAGGAATCTCCTCTGCAGCAGGTGGTTCGATCGTGGATATGATCAAAGGACTATGGAGTTCCGCTAAAAATGTAGATGCTAACGGTAAAAAGTTTGAAATTTATAACTTTAATGAAATTAATTGAAAAAAGCATCGGGTGATGCCAAAGCCACACCCAAAATCTAAGCGCAAGCCATATGCGCCAAAAAGTCCAAAACCGGACTATATTATCAATACTAAAACAGGAGAAATGAGATGAAATATCGAAAAAAAATGAGCAGTAAAAGCTTTAAGCGTTCCTTTACGAAGGGCGCGCTCAATGTGCGAAAGGAAAATGGATATTCGTCTGTAATGCGCGGCGGTTACCGTTTGTAATCCTGTATGTATATACATTGTCATTCAAAGCCTCTTTCTAGCCCCGGGCAGGGGCTTCTTTATTTTAAAGGAGAACAATGTTTTGTTATCATCCAATGTTGGCCTATCGATCACGAGAGACTAATGCTAACGGAAAAAGGCCACTTACTTTTAACCCAAGAGACGCATATTCTGATTTAACAGTAACTCTCCCTTGTGGCCAATGTGTAGGCTGTCGCCTCGAACGATCCCGCCAATGGGCGGTTCGTTGCGTTCACGAAGCAAGCCTTCACGAAAACAACTCATTCATCACTTTAACATTCTCGGATGAGTACCTGGATCCTAGCGGATCCCTAGTCAAAGCAGACTTCCAAAAATTTATGAAGCGTCTGCGAAAAAGGACTGGCTTAAAAATTCGCTATTTCCATTGCGGAGAATATGGCGAAAAATATGGCCGTCCTCATCATCACGCCTGTCTATTTGGAATAGACTTTCCTGACAAAAAATTATGGAAACAAACAAACGGCGTGAACCTATACAATTCGGAAGAATTACAACAAATATGGCCTTACGGCCATTCATCAATAGGAGATGTCACCTTTGAATCTGCGGCGTACGTCGCTCGATACATAATGAAAAAAATTACCGGAGATATGGCTCCGGAATACTATAAAAACAAAGTGCCTCCTTATACAACGATGTCCCGGCGGCCGGGCATCGCAACCGAATGGTTTAAAAAATTCAAATCGGACGTTTATCCGGACGATCATGTAATAATTCGGAACGGCGTTATATGTAAGCCTCCGAAATTTTACGACAAGCTTCTTGACGAT